GAAACAGTAGCTTTGGGAACATTATGTTTTTTATCAAATGGAACATAATCTCTAAAATGTTTTGGTTTTTCTTTAACATTATAGGGTTTATTATAAAGTGGATTAACAGCTACTTCTTGAGAGGCAATTACTTTATTATCTTGCACTTTAGTAGTTTGGGGAGGTTGTGATTCTTTATTCATATTATAAATTCTTTTTTGTTCATTTGATATGAAGGGAGAATTTGGTGTTTGTGCTGATAAAACCGGTTTTTTAAATATACTACCCCCAGTCATTTTACGTGTTATTTTTGAAGATTTTTTAAAAGATGTTATTTTACGTATGTCTCTTTTTCCCATATAATAATCATTAGTAGACATTAATTCAGTAGTTTCTTTCTTCTTAGTATATTCTTCAAAATATTTATTTTTTAATAATTTGTCTGGTGTAGTATATTCAACATATTTTGTCATATATAAATTATTATCTGTATTTCTATATTTTTTAGGTATTGCTTCTTCTAAAAAATCAATATCTTCTTGATTTAATATCTCCATAGTATTTAATAAATTATTAAGAAAATAATGTAAATCAAAATAATCATTTTTTTCCTTCATATCAATAAAAGGAATTTTCATATCACTTGTATATAAAGAGGGTATTGATGCACCATAAAAATTTGTTATTTTAATTTCAAATATATTATTACTAATATAATACACGTAATCATCATATGAGTATGATGCAATATTATTTGATTCTTTTTTCATATACACGTAAATATTATCTAAATTCAAAATATTATGTCTGAATCCGTTATATTCTTTTTGTAATACTGCAAGTGTATGAATAATTTGAAATAATAAATTTTTTAAATTAAAATTTTGTGTTTTAACAAATTCCTTTAATAAAATACATTTAAAAAAATATTCCTTCGTTCTAATTGAAAATATATTTGATACACTATTATTATCTAACATCATCATATAATCTTTATATACGCTATCATATGGTTTAATGATATCTATTATTTGTTGAAAATCAACATCTATATTTAGTATTGGTAACATAATATGATTACATTTATGATTAATAACTATTTTACTTAGCAAATATGAAAATAATGAATCATTATTATTTATACTATTAATTTTATCTATTTTTTTTAATGATTTATAGGGAGTTATAAAAAATGCTATAGATAATCCATCTGTATAACGTTTTAACACAATTGTTTTGCTGTTTTTATCATAATTAATCATTTTAAATTTTCCATCTAATAATTCAGCTATAATATCCATATAGTCTGTGGTATCACTTTTTTTTATTTTAATATCATCTAATGTAATATTATTTACAACTATATTATATGGTTTTATATTATTGTTACCTGATTTCGAATAAACAAAATCATATAACATATTTATTTTAGTATCAACATTATTCATATATATTATTAGTGATATTTTTTTTAATTATTATTTTTAAATATTATATTATGAGTCAAAACTCTTATGAGAGGATATAAACAGTTAGAGTTGTTCACTGTTTATTAATTTAGATCTCAAAAAACTAAATGTTTCAACTCATACCTTTTTATCAGTGTAAATTGTATTTATAAGACATATTATTTTAATTATATATGCTTCCATATGAATTATATTCCTCGTTCCTTTTGCTATTCTTAATTCAAATTCTGAAGTAATACATACTATTTTATTCGAGTATTCAATTCTATTATTATCATCTATTATTTTTTCTATTTTTTTCAGTAATATTAACATTAAATTTCTAATAATAATATTAAAATCAATATTGGTAATAAATAATATATATAATAATTCTCTTATATTTTTAATTATATTAGCCATATTTGGTGTGGTATAATTTTCTTTTAATAATATTATATCAGTAAGGGTATTTAATATATTAAGCCATTCACTCATACTAGTTATATTAAATTTTTTCATTTCTAATAACCACATGGTTTTATTTATATTATTTTCTGATTTTACCATGATATCTTTCATCTCTTCCTGTGACATAACTATATTTTCTGAATGTGATATGTTTAATATTATATTAAGTATCATCGTGTCAGTGGGTAAAGGAACACGTATTAATAAGCATCTACTCTTCAATGGTTCATTTATTTTTGATAATTGATTTGATATAAATATAAATTTACATTGATTTGCATATTTTTCCATGGTTCTTCTAAGAGATGCCTGTGCATAATATGATAAATTATCAATTAAATCAATAATAACTACTTTAAATAATTTTTTATATTTTAAAATACTAAGTATTTCCGTTTTAGCATAATCTTCAATAATTTCTTGAATTAAATATTTATCAAAACCATTATTATTGGGTTCAATAATAATATGATGGTTTGATTGTTTTATCATTACTTTTGTTTTATTATTACTGTAACCATTTATATTATATTCTACATCATTTACAACTATTGCTTTTTTACCATATATTTTTTCTAATAAATTTTTTACAATATATTCTTTACCACAGCCTTCAGCACCATATACTAATAGGTGAGGAAAATTTGCATATTTCCAAGCACCATTATCCATGTTATCAATAATATTATAAATTTCATTATAAGGTTTGCGTACGATACTATTAATATTTTTATAAATTTGTGTATGTATATTAAATGATTCTAATATTTTTTTTAATATTTTTTGATGGCAAAAAATCTTATTTGAATTGGTATTATATTTATCTACTAAAAACATTATAAGGATAAAAGGAAATGTGCTTAAATCAATACATTTTTTATATTAATATTTTTCTAACAAGAAATGATACTAGGAGAGCTTTCAAAATCGTAGATTTGACTAATTAAATAAAAATTGATAGGCATTAGAAAAAGATTCGAAGAATCATTTTTCTATAAATGCCAATACGTTCTTTTACTTAGAATAAAAATTGATATATATAAATAATACTATTAAATAACATAATATTAATAGTATATATATATGCATGTTAAATCAGTCAGACAACGGATCAATAAAAAAAGACCCAAAAATATTAAAATACTGGTTAACAAATGAAATATCATCTAGTATTAATCATACTGTAATTAAATTACCATATACTAATAGTATTAAAAATGTTAAAAATGTTAATAATATTAAAAAAAATTGATATTATTATAATTTATTAATAAATTATACTAATATAATGAAAGGTTTAAAATATTCTGAAAAATTAAAAAAAGAAGCAAGTTCATTAACATCTAATTTTAATGAAATTATTGAATTATATTGTAATAAAATTAATAAGGAATATCAAAAAAAAATGCATGCATTGTTAGAAAATATTGCCAAGGGAGAAGGACTAGATTTAACAATGTTACAGAATAAATATTTAAAAAAATCTGAGATTGAAAGTGAAATTAATAGTAATGAGGATGAACAAATTTTAAATAAGATTACATATAAAAATGAAACATATTATGTTGATATGAATAATAATATAGTATATGATGCATCTTCAATAATTGTTGGTAAGTATAATAATAATATAATAGAATTCACAAATTGAATTTAATTTATAAATAATTCAATTAATCTTAATTTATCTTTTTCAGACCATAATGGATATAATTTAGATATTAATTTTTTAATATTATTAATATTATTAATATTAATATTAATATTTATTATATCTATTATTTTTTTGACACTATCACATCCTCCAATTAATTTCATGCTATTTGATTGTTTTTTAACCATATAAACTTGTGGGAATGTAGTAATTTCATCTGTCTTATATTTATTTTTATCATTTTCTTTTATTGTTATATATTCGATTAGTATTTTATTAAAAGGATTTTTACTTAATATTTTTTTAACTTCATTACTATAAAAACAATTTTCTAATAAAATTATTTTTAACGAATACATTATAAATATAAAGAAAAAAATCTATTTTGTTGTAATATATGGATATTTATTTAACGGCGGGATTATTACAACTTTATTCAAAAGGTGTAGAAGATATGTATTTGACATATAACCCTACTATAACTTTTTTTAAAAAATGTTTCAAAAAATATGATATTTTTTATAAGGATCATATAATTATAGAAGATATTATGATTAAATGGGATGACACTTTTATTTTTAAAATACCTAAAGAGATACACTATTTAGGTCCACTATATTTAAAAGTTACCATTCCATATTTTCAAGTATTAAATGATTGCAAATATAACGATATTTCACCTCAAAATGTAGATGTAATTTGGAAAGATTTAATGCAGTTAAGATTATTTAAATCAATATCATTATTATTTGATGATAATACAATGGAAAAATTAGATTATGATACTTATATTATATATATAAATTATTTAATTGATAAATTTACCAGAAGAAAATTTTATAAAATGATAGAGATAAAACGTGATTCATTTAATAATATATCTTTTTATTTACCTATTATTCATAACTTTACCTTAAATCCCAGTTCATATTTACCAGTTAAAATGATGAATCGTAGTAATATTCAAATTAAATTTATAACAAATAAATTGGAAGATATGATAATTAATAATAGTAATAATAGTAATAATTATACAAATAATATTAACCCTATTATTAATATTTCATATGATTATATTGTGATGAGTGATACTGTATATTATGATAGTTTTAAAAATAAAAATAATTATAATTATATAATATATAAATGTCTATTCTTTTATCAATCCTATATAATTAATAAAATGGAATATATTAACCATATTAATTTATATCGTAGAACTATTGATTTATTTTTAATATGTAGTAATAATAATAATAATATTATAAATAATAATATTATAAATAATATTAATAATAATATTATAAATAATACATGTGATATGTGGTATTTTGAATACACATATAATAACATGAAATATAATACATATCCATCTATTGAACAAGATATAATTTATAAATCACAACGTTATATTTTATTATCTAATCATTGTATTTTATCAAAATATAACACACATTATATGATGTATTTAGATGAGAAATATTTACGTCATATTAACGAAGATTTAAACGACACTAATATGATATATTCACAAAAATTAACAATTCTTATATTATATTTTACAAAAATACATTATAATAATATTAATATAATAAAAAAGCATATTGTTAATAATATTTGCATCAAAGTAAATGGTATTAATTTAATACAAAAGTTACCTTCATCTTATTATAATAATGTTATACCATATTTAAAAGGTTATAAATTACCAGATGATTATTATATGTATAGTTTTTCATATAATTCATTAGAAGAACAACCAAATGGTATGTTAAATTTAAAAAATATAAAAGATTTACAAATTTATTCAGAACAAAATATAGTGAATAAAAATATTAGTATGAAATTATGTACTTACGAATATCGAATATTAAAAATACAAAATAATACTGGATATGTGGAATAATTCATACAATGAATTATTTTATAATGATTTATCATGATGTCTGAATGCTAATACCATACCAGCACCACCACCAATTAAAGCAAGTATAGCTAAAATAAGGCAAAAGACAGTAAATCCAAATTTACTTTTATTCTCTTCTTTATATTTATCGTTATCATTGTAACATTGAACACCAATAGAATTACTGGCAATTGTGAAAATAGCAGCAAGAGTTACAAGTGCAGAAAGTAACATCATAGAATTGTGCATTATATAACTTACATTAGAAAATATTTCTCGAAAATATTTCTCGATAATATTTCTCGAAAATATTTCTCGAAAATATTTCTATATATTTTTATAAATATTTTTATATATTTTTTATTTAAAAATTATAAACAGATAATAATATATTAGTAGTTAGATTATTCCCATTATATATTATTCCGTATAATTTATTATTTGCAATTGCTATCCCGCTATAATTTATTGTGGTCGTTATTATTAATTTCATAATATTGTTTACTAATTTATAGATAGTATTATTGTTAAATAAAAATATCAAATTTCCATTATTATTTATTATACAATTTATACTTCCTAAATTTTTTGTATTTATACTAGATATTAAATTTGCACTTATATCTATTCTAAATTGATACGAGGTTTCAACCAACATATAAGTTTTAATTGTATTTGTATTTGAATCTACTGTTATCAGATTATTAAAAGAATAAAAAATATTTATATTCTTACCTACATCTTGTATTAATTGTTTGTCATATCCCATCATATATACATTAAACGTATTTGGTGAGGATAATATTGTATAGAATATATTATCATAATTATCAATTGTTATACTTGTAATTCCAACTAATCCATCCGCTACTATATACCTATTATTATAGGAAATATCTGTTATTGTTCCAAAATTGGGTAATGTTACTAAAATTGATTTACTTTCTTGTATTCCTCCAATATTTCCAATTATGGTTGCATATAATATTATACTTCCATTAGATTGTATTTTATACACATTATTTTCCACACTAATATAACTACTGCTTATTATAGCTGAACCATTCGCATTTAATGGTATTAATTGTGGTTGTAATACGAATGATGTTCCTACTATAACGGGAGTTGTATTTGTTATTACTACTGCGTAATATGAATCATTCACTTTTACACTATATATATTTGTTGCAGATGTTGTATTATATGTATTTGTAAGAACCACTGTATTATTTTGATATAAATTAACGTTATATGACGTGGTATCAGTTATATTTGTCCATGTCAAATTAATACTACCATTATTAGCTGATATGACTACTAGCATTGTTTGCAATACAGGTGAAGTTCCTTCTATACCGGACGGAGATGCTGTTACTACTGCGTAATATGTATCACCTGATATCACAGTATATATATTCGTTGCTGATGTTGTGTTATATGTATCTGTAAGAACCACTGTATTATTCTGATATAATTTTACATTATATGACGTGGTATCAGTTATATTTGTCCATGTCAAATTAATTTTACCATTATTAGCGGATATTACTACATTTAATGTTTGAGGTATAAATGGCAGTAAAAATTGTGCTATAGTGGCCGGAAAACTCACTTGTCCACAATAAATATATTGTCCATAAATAGCTAAACCAGCTGGATAATTTAAATTATCTGCCCAAGGTGTTGGGGTTATTATACTTCCATCTGTTAAATTAAGTTGAACAATAGTGCCCTCAAAGAGTTTTGTACAATATAAATAATTTCCATAGACTTGCATTCCACCTATACTAGAACCTAAATCTACAAAACCAGTTGTACCCCAATTAGTATCCAACATTTTAGTTTTCATATTTATTTTAGCGATTCCATAAAATCCCCCGCAATACATGCTATTGTCATATATTAATAAAGATAATTGATAGTTGTCCGTATAACCACCTAGTGTAATTAAATTAACTGTTGGTGCCCAATTATTAGTTACTAAATTACTACTATTATCGCTATTAATTGTTATTTGTATTATATTTCCATTACTCCAATCAGACGCATACATTGTCGATCTATCCATTGCAAGTCCACCTAATGCACCATCCGAACCGGTTGGTGCTGTATTATCATACCACTTTGAAACATATATTGTAGGTGTATTTATATTTATTTGTGTTATATATCCATTTATATCTTCTTTCCAATTAGCAACATATAAATTGTTATCATATATTACACTTTGTATAGGATAACTTAAACCAGTAGAAAACCAAGGATAAGTAGTATTTATACCAGTACTCATATTTACTTGAGTTATATTATCATTTGTTTGAGAGCTGGTATACATAAATTGCCCCATATTATCAATAACCAAAAATAGTGAGCCATATTCATCAACCGGAAGTGTACACCATGGAGGGACACTTGGAACTAGAGAATCTAATAAATACTGATATAATTCAATACTAGTTGTAAAATAAATCCCCTCTATATTAACATTATCACTTTCCATCACCCAATCTCCCCCATATTTAATATTACCCGTCTTATCAGATGATGCTCCTACCACTACATTAGTTTCCTCTGAAATAATTTTATAATAGTTAACCCAAGATGGATAATTTAATGTATCACAAGCAAGATAATCTATATTTTTTATATTATATTTTTTAATAATATTAATGATTAATAATATATTATCAGAGTATGGTTGTATTATATCAGATGGAAAAAAAGGTTTTCGATCTAAAAATGGTTTACTTCTATCACTAGATGTAAAACATAACCCAATTCTATTTATATTAGTAAATTTATCTAAAAGATTCAATAAATCAGTTGAAGAAGAATTATTGGAATAAACAATGGGAAAAGTAGAAGGATTTACAGAATTTACCATTATAGTATAATCTATTACCCTGCTATCAATTAGCAAAATGTTAGTAAAAATTGTATTCCCTCCAAAATCTGAAATTTTAGGATAAACTAGTGGTTTTTTATACTTCTGTTTGAAAAATATGGATTTAAGCCAGACATATAATTACATTAGATTTTGTTTTTTAAAAATATATTTTTATATTATTCGTTTTATGAATTAAAAATTATATTATATTATATTAATATATTATAATAATATGGAAGAATTACTTGAATCATCAATTTCCAAAAATCATATATTGCTATATGGTAATGGTTGGTTAGGCAATATGTTTAAAGATTTATTAACAGCTAATAATGTTTGTTATACAGTAGGAAAAGCTAGGGTTGATAATATATGCGATGTTACAAATGAAATTAATAGTATAAATCCAACTCATATTGCATCTTTTATTGGTAGAACACATGGTAAAATAGGAGATAAAACTTTTACTACAATAGATTATCTTGAAATGGAAGGAAAGTTAGTTGAAAATATTAGAGATAATTTATTTTCTCCACTGATTTTAGCTGATATATGTAGAGAAAAAAATATTCATTTTACTTATTTAGGCACTGGATGTATTTTCAAATTTGATGATGAACATCCATTTGGTATGGAAATGAATGGATTCACAGAATCAAGCTTACCTAATTTTTTTGGATCATCGTATTCAGTTGTAAAAGGTTTTACAGATAGAATGATATCACGATATAATAACGTGTTAAATTTACGTATTAGAATGCCAATAATGGGTGAAATAAATTCCAGAAATTTTATTACAAAAATAACAACCTATAAAAAAATATGTAGTGTGCCAAATTCAATGACTGTATTATCTGAATTATTACCAATTGTATTGGATATGATGAAAAATAAAACAGTTGGAACAATTAATTTAACAAATCCCGGATTAATTAGTCATAATGAAATATTAGAAATGTATAAATCAATTGTAGATAATAATTTTACATGGAAAAATTTTTCAATTGAAGAACAACGAAGTATATTGGCAGCCGATCGTTCAAATAATTATTTAGATACAAGTAAATTAGAGAAATTATATCCACATGTGCGTAATATAAAAGATGCAGTTAGAGATTGTCTTGTTTCATATAAAAAAAGTATAGATAATATTAATATTAATATTAATAATATAAATAATATAAATATAAATATATTAATAACAGGAGGATGTGGCTTTATAGGAAGTAATTTTATTAATTATTATTTTCCTAAAAAAAAATTTAATAAAATGATAAATTTAGATATTATGTATTATTGTGCATCAGAAACAAATATAAATGAAAATATTAGAAATGATATAAATTATACTTTTATTAAAGGAGATTTATGTGATATGGAATTAATGAAAAATATTTTAAATAAATATAATATCACTCACATTATACATTTTGCTGCTCAGTCACATGTTCAAAATTCATTTGAAGATTCAATTAAATTTACACATGATAATATTTTAGGTACACATACACTGTTAGAAGCATGTCGTAAATACAATAAAATAAAAAAATTTATACATGTATCAACCGATGAAGTATATGGTGAATCTATGAATAGTATTGAGGAAATGCATAAAACTGAACATTCTATATTATGTCCAACTAATCCATATGCAGCAACAAAAGCAGGTGCTGAATTAATAGCCCAATCATATAATCATAGTTATAAAATGCCAATTATCATAACACGTGGTAATAATGTATATGGTATGAATCAATACCCGGAAAAATTAATTCCCCTTTTTATTAAATTATTAAAAGAAAATAAAAAGGTTACAATTCAAGGAAATGGTACTAGTGTTAGAGCTTTTTTACATGCAAGTGATACTGCAAGTGCATTTGAAGCAATATTAGAAAATGGTATAGTTGGTGAAATATATAATATTGGATGTGATATAAATATGGAATATTCAGTGATAGATATTGCTAAAATATTAATAAAACTAATTAAAGGAACAGAAAATTACGATGAATGGATTGAATACATAGAAGATAGACCATTTAATGATATGAGATATTATATTAGTAATATAAAATTAAAAAATTTAGGATGGAACATTAAAATTAAATTAATGGATGGATTAAAAGAACTAATATAAATTATAAATCATATTTAATAGAACCATTACCATTGTTAATAACAAATATATTAAAACTAACGCTATATGCTCTAATATTTACTGAATTTTTATAATTAACTAATTTATTTAAATGTAAATAAATAAATGCATCATCAATCATGCTAAAGTTTAATGTTCCCATATTTTCTTCTGTTATTGGATTTATGCCAAATGAAAATTGATATATATTATTATTTGATGTAAAATTATTTATATAATTCTGTAAAAAAGTATAATATTCATTATTATATATTTCTGTTCTTGTTACAGAATTAATTACAAGTTTATTACTTTGAATTAATGGTTCTCCTACTAAAGTTAAAGGGAGGGATGAATAATTAAAATAATCATTAACCATTAAATTACTATTTAATTGCGCTCTCCATACTAATATTTGAGAACAGTTAACAAGTTGTAATTTATAATTATTATTAATACATGTAACATCTTGTGAGCTTATATTTAAAACAATTGGAACAATATATTCTAGATAATTATTCATAAAAAACCATCGTGTATCAGCATCTAAATATATATAATTAACTAATAAATAACCCTCTTTGATAACAGGGTTAATATAATTAAAATAATCTTCATCTTTACACACAACAGAATTTACTCGTGGTATAGTAATAAATCCACTAATGTCACCTACTATTGCATATTTACTTATATTAATACCAACAGGAATTAAAAAGTTTGAATATATCATATTATAATAAACACGTCTTGTGCAAATATCAAAATATACGAATTGTCCAATACTATAAATACCATCTATATTTTGTCTTATATATTCATCTGTTTTATAAAGACATATATTTGAATCAATCACATAATAATGTGATGGTGATTCAACATAACAATTTCTAAAATCATTTATTTCAACATGTATTTTAATTTCTTGTTTAGATAATGCAAGTAATGGTAATGCTAAAGAACTATCGTTAAAGAAAAAATGTAATGGTATATATACTTTAAAATTTGAATAACCGTCGTTATAATTTATTAATTTTGTTACATCATAATCTAGTGGATTTAATTCATCATATATATTCATCCAATCATTATAATGTCGAGATATTAATTTACCTCCTATTTCTAGATCAACATATTTAATTAATGCTAATCCAATTTTATTAACCCAAGAAAATTTTTTTATTCCAGATGGTAAATAACAATGATGTGATTTTGGTATATCAGGTAATTCAAAATATAAAACCATCTCCTTTATCATATCACCGTTATTTGCTATATTAATAGTTTGTTTTGTTCCAAAATTTGGTATTGATTTACAATATTGAGGTAAATATTCATTTGATATATATGTTGTATTCTTATAAATTTTTTTAAAAAATGTAATTGTTGGATTCATATTAACAATATTATTTTCATTACCAACTGATACTAGTAATAATAATCCTAATCCCATATTATAACATAATAGAATAAAAGCACTTTAAACTATTTTAATTTTTTTCTAAAATTGTTAAAATTTTCGATTGTTCCTTTTTATATTTATTTTCTATAATATTATGATAATCATTATATTGTATCATATTATCATAATTAAAAAATTTTTTATTTGATGAATTTCTATATATTTTTAATAAATTATAATAACAATCTAATATATAAGATGATATAAAATATTTGTTTTCTAATAGAATATAACTATCTATAAGGGATGCATAATTTGGATATATTTTTTTATACTTTATAAGGATATTTGAAATACCCGTATTTTTATTTTTTAATAAATTTTTAATTTCTAAAATTGGATTTATTCTTTGAAGTAGTAATAATATATATTCTTTTAATTGAAGATTAATCTTCTTAATTTTTAACTTGGTTAATATTCTTTTTTCCCATACATCATATGTTTCCATTCTATCATTCTGTAAAAAACCAAATTTAACTAAGGTATCAACTGCAATACATATTTCCATATTAGTAACTTCTTTCTTAATTTCTTCACTATAATTTTCAGTTTGCATGTATTTAATACAATCATTTATATCAATGCCATTTATACATTTTTCGAGGTGGTCTAAACATTTTAGCTGTTTTTTTTCCAAACATTTTTCAACTGGATTGATAACAATATCTATTTGCTCAAATGGTGGTATATTTTCAAGCATTTCGCGCATTATATCTTTAAAATATTTTTCGCTAAAATTAAAATGATTATTATTTGATTTATTATACATTATAGGTGGAATTATTGTTGTAAAATTAATTATTTTATCTTTTTTTCTTAATAAAGTAGTTGTATTAATTACTATAAAAAATGTTTTTATTATTTGTTCAAAATAAATGAAATCACTTGGATTAAAATCTATAATAGTATCTTTATGTGCTAAATCCATACAATAAGTAATCCACTCGATATTATTTCTTATGTTATATGCAAATGGTGATTGGTATAAGGAAATTGAATTTAGTTCTTTATTTCGATATAATAAATCAAAAATAATAAATATAAAAAAATCCGAACGCTTATCATTATTATTAACTGAAAATAAATATCTATATTTGTTAAAGTTATACTTCATTATAAATATCTAGATTATAATCTAGATTATAATCTAGATTATAAATAAATTTATAATCTAGGTTATTTTATATATGGAGTTTTTTAGTAAGGAAAATTTGGATAAATATAAATATGTATATTTAGGAATTTGTATTATTTTAGCTGTTATAGTAATATATGTTGTAGTTATGTTAAAAAAGAAAGAAGGTTTTGAAGATGAAGATATTATTACTACAAGTAATATTACTACAACTAGTAATAAAGAATATATATTAAGATATTTTGGTAGCAAAGGATGTCCTCATTCACGTGAAGGAAGTCGAGCATATCTAATAGTAAAAGAATTTGAAAATAATTCGAATGATGTTAAAGTAATTTATTATTGGGCAGATGAAGAAAATACTAAAGATGAATTTATGAAAGCACATGCTGAATATGTTCCAACATTAACAAATGCAGAATATAAAAAGATTGAACTTGTTTTACCAAAATGTAAGACAGCTAAATGTGAAGAAAAAAGAAAAGAAATGAATGAAAAAGGATTAAAAGAATTATTATTTAAGAGTATATCGGATCAAGTTAAAGAATAATATTATCAATTTCTATAGATTAAATTAATTCAGTAGATCAAATTAAAGAAATAATTTCTTTTCAGTAGATCAAATTAAAGAAATAATTTCTTTTCAGTAGATCAAATTAAAGAAATAATTTCTTTTCAGTAGATCAAATTAAAGAAATAATTTCTTTTCTAAATTCTAATTGTTCTACAATATTACTTTTAACACCGTCAAATCCTCTTAATGCACCAAACCAATTACCTGCAATTGTTCCAATTGTATCATTATCGCCAAAATGTAAAGCTGAAAAAAATACTAAACTTTCCCAATTATAACAGAGGGATTTATTATCTTTTAAATCTAAAATACTATCATTCCCTTTTTTATTTGTTATAGACATTAAAATACAATCGTATGCTATTATGGTAGCACTTGCACCAGTTGATCCAAATTTATCATAATTAATATTATTAATATCATTCTTACTATATAAAATATTAATTAAATCTTTAATTCTATCAATACCATGAATAAATTCAGATGGTTTAATATCAAATTTATTCATTCTATATTCTTTATATTTATACCAACAATTCCAAAATTCATCTTTATCTCTAATATATTCATTATAATTTGGCATTTTTTTCAATATATTATCTAAAGTGCCATTTGTATTAATATCAAGCAACATATCACACCATTTCCATGGTAGTATATTATTAATTGCATAAGATGTAAATAAGGCAGTTACCATTCCACCTAAAAAACCAAGTGGATAATTATGTGTTAATCTACTCGATAAAATT